ATGCGCCGGTACTTCTGCCGGTACTGCATCTCGGTGTAGAGCTTTTTGGCGTGCCGCCGGACGTCGTTCGGGTCCGGGCCTTCCTCGATGTCGTCAGCCATGGTGCCCGATATGCCAGCCGCCGCATGAATCGCAGCGATACGGCTGCATATCTCCATGACGGTCCCGCAAAATTCTGGCGACCCTTTTTGCCGTCCGCACATGCTGATAGCGGATTTTGCGCGTGCACGACTTCCAGCGTCGCTGTCGCTTACTGGCCATCGCGCGCCTCATCCGCCCGGTGCTCGATCACCTTCGGCGCCCGCGCGTCCTGCTCGGCCAGCATCTTCTCGTAGCGGCTCAGCCCCGAAAACCCGAAAATCTCGACCAGCTTCTCCCGCGCCACCCCCAGCCCCAGCAAGGTCCGCAGGTCGTTCAGTGCCTGATCTGTGTGGTTGACCGTCACATCCCCCGACACGTTCACCTCAACCGTCGACTTCTCCCCCAGCCCCAGCCGCGCCAGCGTCGTGAACACCGCCTGGCTGTGGTTGAAATGCTTTGGGTCCTCAATCAGCGACGCCGCCGCCTTCACCGCCGGCCCCAGCAGCCCGCGGAACGCCTTCCGCCCGACCTCCTCCAGCGCCAGGATCACCCGCTCGCGGTGCAGCAAGCCATGCGCCGTCACCCGAATTGACGCGCTCTCCTTCCCAATATCCACATACCCCGCATCCCGAGCCGCTTGCGTCGCGTTCGGCTTTCCCTCGTTCGTGATGTAAAACCACACGAATTTCCGCTCGCGCTCGCTGCAAGCCTGCATCCGCGGTCCAAGCTCTATCTCTGAAAAATCCATGAATGGAAGGTGAGGCTAACAGTTACTCAGAACAACGCACCCGCCCGAGAAACCAGCCGGTTCCAAGCTAAGTTGCTGAAATGCAACACCTTTTGGAACAGGGACCGCGAAAGAGAGGGGGTAGGTCGAATTTAACGACGGGCTGCCGTTTTCCCCCCACCCCCACCCTCCCCCGGTCTTTTCTCTTGCAATATCAATGACATAGCGCTTCAGCCCATTGCGTTTCGCCAGACCTCGCCAGGCGTTTCGCTGATGACCCAATAACGCAATGTCCCTGCGCAAGGGACAACCATGTGAGCAATATCAATAGTTTACGAGCATGGTGTGTCAGTCACGTGTCAGAGCGGTGACTGACCCTCCAGATCGTTGACAAAGTCAACGGTTAGTTGATGCAGCAAACGGACGAGGTCATTCCCGTCTCTCTACCGCTTTGATCATCTGCTCGATCGCCTGTCTGCGGATGCTGGAGGGATCGAGCTCGGTCAATCGCGTCTTGAGGAGGGCGATGACCAGTGAGGGGTCCGGCCTGCGGTGACCGTGGGTGGCGACAGGGCGGTTGGCGTGGTGATCTGGGTCGCGATGCGTCAACAGCATATATATCAACCTATATGGTGTTGACGCTGGGCCTTGCGGCGAGCTCGGAGGGCTTTCTGGAGTTCGGCTTGGCGGGCCTTTCGTCGCTTCATCCGCTGTTCCCTGCTGCAGTCGACGGCACCGATGGTGGTAATCTTGAGCCTGGAGCGTTGCTCGTCTTTCAGTCCGATCTTCCATGCCATCTTGTCGGCGGACCATTTGAGCGGACAGTGATTGGCCTCGGTGATCATGTGTTCGCGGTCGCGGCGATCGATCCATGGGCAATAGGCGGCGAGCCAGTCCGCAGCCTTGCGGTTGCCGTCGGCGAGCACAACGAAATGATGCACAAAGATTCTGGCGAGGTCAGCCGACGGCTGGCACGGCTCGAGCTCGACACCTTGTCCAATCGCGTCGTCGAGCCATCGCGTGAGATCGGCGATGCGCAGCGCAGCCATGGACCTGGTGCGCTTGCCGACCTTCGGGTGATGCTCGTAGCGCCGCTTGATGTCGAGTTTTTGGGCTGCAACCCACTTTGGATCGGGGCGAATGATGACCATGACGCGATCATGAAAGCATCATCATGCTCCTGCAACGCACACGGTAATCACTCTGCCACAGCGGTTTCGAACGAACCGGGAAGCATCTTGCAGCGCTTCATCTTGCGATGTCTGCGCCACCGTACTTTTGCGGCTTTTCGAGCTATTTCAATACGTTGCTCGCTTGGAAGCATTTTCTGCCGCGCATCGTTTCCGAGTTGCGAAAAGGCCTTCAAAACATGCGGTTTTGCCTTCTCGATCAGCTTGACCGAAATGCGGCGCGTTTCGCTGATCTCGACTGCACGTTTGCGGCCTTCCCAGACGTCGGCCATGCGTTTCGCCGCGGCTTCGTCGACATACACCCGGAACTCGATGGCGAACAGCTCGCAGAACAGGTCGAACGTCGTCGGCCCCCAGGAGCGGAATTCGGTGGGTCCGAGGATCTTGTCGGTGTGGCCCTTGGTGAGGCCTCCGACATCGTCGACGAACTCGTTGGTGAGCCCGCGCATGGCCTTGGCGAGGCGGAAGACCTCGACGATGTCCTGATGCCGGCGGATGGTGGCGAGCGGCGCGTCCGTCATGATTTTCTCGCATAGTGAGCGATCAGCCGCTCCAAAATGGCGACATTCAATTCCTCGGCCGATTGTCCGCGTTCGCCGAACAGGTCCGTGAGGTCCCGGAGGCATTTCTCCGCACGATCGCGCTCACCGCGATAGTGGTCGATGAACGCCGCCTTGATCAGTGATCTGCGCTCAATGAGTTGTCGTTCGTCGCTCATTTCAGGGCCTCGTCGATCATGGCCGTGAACATCTGCTCTGCGTCGGTCAGTCGTATGGCCACGGGCCTGACCTGCTCCTCGGCCGCTTTTGCGCACGCCGCGCGGAGCATTGCCAACGTCGGCAGGCGCATGGCCGAGAGCGCAAATCCGGCATCGTTGTCGAAATCCTTCCAGTGCGCCTCGGCGTAGAGCTCGAGGTGTTTGCCATCGCCATGCCATCCGAACTCCTGCATCGCTCGGCATCGCCCTGGGCCGATCATCTTGCCACCGGCGGCATGTGCCAGCGCCCTCGCCACTCGCTCTCGCATCTCGTTCATTGCGTCGCTCCATGATCGTGCCAGGTGCAGAGCCGAATCCCGAGCTTGCGCTGGTACATGCAGACGGTACGGGCCGACAGCCCGAGCGCATCGGCGAGAATGAACGGATCGATCGTCGGGTTGGCGCGGAGGTAGGCGTCACGCTCGGCGGTGAACATGGGCGCGCGGCGAAGCGGGAAGAGATCGGGGGCGTGCACGGTCATTCCGCGGCCTCGGCCTTTTTGGAACTTCCCTCCGCGATCGCGATGGCATCGGCGAATGTCAGCGCAGATGCAGCGGACAAGCCCTTGCTTTTGATCGTCTCATTCAGCCCAATCATGGCCTTGCGGCCGTTCTCGATCTGCATGCTGCAGTCGACGAACTCGCGCGCGTCGAGAATGCGCTGTATCTGCCCAATCCTGGCGCCGAGCGCGCGTGCGTCCTCCTGGGCGATATTGCGCAGCGTGCCCGGGTCGGGAGCCCACTGGTAGGCGTAGGGCTTGCCGCGCTCGTCCGCGCCGCAGTCGTGCTTGAACCAGCGCCTGACAGCCGATTCGACGGCCCAGCACGGGACATCGTCGAGCACGTCGAGGTAAACCTCGCTGCGCGCTTCCTCGACCAGATCAGATTTGCGCTCGCCGGCGAGCACGGTCAGCAGTTTTGACACCGCAGTCGCGACCCGCGTCTCGGCGGTGACGCTATGCGCGGGCGTGTCCAACAGGTAGGAACGCAAGTTGGCCTGATGGCTCCGCATCGCCAGGATCTGCCGCTCCGTCGGCATCAGGTCCGGCGGCAGCACCAGGACATCCGCCTTCTCGAAGGTCTTGCCGTCCGGCGTCATCTGCAGCTCGAGCCGCACGGCGCCGTTCAAGCGCGCGGCCCATGCCGGCAATGACGGCAGTGTCGCGGGTCTGCGGGGATCCGGCAGCGGTATTGGCTCGAAGAGTGCTATTTCCGTGGACATTTCCGTTCCCTGTTTGAAAGACGAATTTCACTCGATTGCGCCACGTTCCGGTCCACGACAGCTTGCAGCCCTTCGTGCCGGGAATATCCGACCAGTAGTCGACAAACTCGGCCCACAATCCGTCCACTCTGTCCGGTGGACATCCGCACTCGATCGCGATCGCGCGGTTCTCGTCGCTCACGCGCGTACCGCTCAATAGTCGACTTCCTTTCTTGCTTACTTTCTTTGGTTCTTTCTTCACTGATAGACCTGCTTCCTTGTCTTCTACTGATAGGCAAACATCCGCATTTTCCACCGGAATTCCGGTGGACTCCGGTGGAAGTCCGGTGGATAGATGCGGAAGTTTTTTCTCCTTCCGCTCGCGTGCTTTACGATCCCGATCCCATGCTCGCCGCTTCTCCAGCGCGCGATTTTCACCACCTTGTCCGGTGGACAATCCGGTGGACATGCTCAGAATCAATTCCATTAGCAACGCGGTTTGCGCCTGGTCGAGACCCGACGCGATCAACTCCGTGGCGATAAGGTTTGCTGACCTCACGCGCACGGCCTCACGACTGCGACGACGAGCGGCTGCGGCCCGTAGCGCTTTTCGATACTGACCTTGACGATCAGGCAATCATCCCTGAAAACAACGCCGTTGAGCGCGTCGCTCCATGCCTTTCCGATGTTGTCCCAATCTGGCTTCTTGCCGGGCTTGATCATGCCGGTGATGGCCGCCGCGCGCTTCTTCGCGGACCATGACGCTGGCACCGCGAAGATGGCCCGCACCACGAACTCGACGGGCTCATCGAACGGCACGCGCGCACCCATGGCCTCCATGGCCGCGGTGCGCACCATGCCCTCGTATGATCTGGTTTTCTCTGGCGTGTAATGGCCAATGAAATTACCGCGGCGAAACGCCCGCGCGCGGCCCTTCCCTTGCGGATCGCCGGCGAGGCTGATGGTTACCGGATCAGCCAAGGCGTCAGCCGGGCACGTAAACGGCGGGTCGGTTTGGCTCGGCGCGGCGGTGAAGTCGATCAAGCAACGGCCCTCGCGATAGCGGCTTGCCCGAGCGGCGTATCCGACAGCATGCCCAGCGCCTGCATGTAGGTCTCCAGAATGGCCTCGTGCTCGGCGCGCGCAGCCGCGTCCTGCTTGCGCAGGCGAATGACGGCCCGCAGCGCCTTGACGTCGTAGCCGTTGCCCTTGGCCTCCGCATAGACGTCGCGGATGTCATCGCCGATCGCCTTGCGTTCCTCCTCCAGCCGCTCGATGCGCTCGACGATGGATCGGATCTGCTCTTTGGAATTGTGGCCGGTCATCATGCATGCCTCCGGAGGTGGTCCGCGGTGAGGAACGATGGCAGCCGCTCACGCAGCGCCTCGCGATCGCGCGCCTGGATCATCTGCACGCGCTTGAGCAGCCGGCCGAGCAATTCGCGCTCGACGAGCACGTAGCCGGCGGGAATTTGTCCGGCCGCCGGAGCCATCCCTGAGGGGGGCTCTAGTGATGGTTCGGCGACCGGCTCGACGGTGGGCAGGAGTGTCACCGTAGAGGTCTTGAAAGGGTTTGCGAGCTCGAGGACGGGATGCATCATTTGAACCAAATCCTCGCTGGCGCGACGTACCGGCGTAGTGCGTTGCGTACGGAGTTACCGTTCATGGTCTGGGCCCGACACTTTTTCGCGATTGCGATACCGCCGTCACATTTTCGACACGATGCCGTCGAAGCTGTGACACTCGCCCTGAAGTTGAAAAAAAAGAGGGCGCACGGGAGGCATCGTGGGACATGTCATTCGCGGCCCTTGGCGTCACGCGCGCACCTCATCATCCAACGGATACAGATCAGGCCGCAGCTCATGGCGAGACACGCCGGAGGCGCGCTCGACGGCGAGCACGCGGAGCGGCGGGACCTCTTCCCACTGCAGCACCGCCTGCTTGCTGATCTTCAAGGAAGCGGCGAGTTTCGTAAGGCCGCCGGCGGCTGCGATAGCGCGTTCCAAGGGTGTTTCTGACATGGCCGCAATGTCAAGCACGGCTTCACGCCAAAGTCAAGTCTCTCTTCATTTACACAGTCAAGCTGCGCTTTATTCTATCCGGATGACATTGGGAACCCGGATCAAGCAGGCTAGAACCTCCAAAAAATGGAGCCTGCAAAAGCTCGCCGACGAGATGGGCGTGACGAAGCAGCTCGTTTGGCAATGGGAGCGGGATGAGACCGATCCGAGAAAGCATATCCAGCAGCTTTCGCAGCATCTCGATGTTCCGGTCGAATATTTCTACGGCAACAAGCGAGCACCTGGCGTACTCGCGACCAAGATCAGCCAGCTCGGCACCGATCAGCAGGCGATGATCGAGGCAATGGTCGACGCTCTCCTGAATCAGCAGGATCAGGATCACCCACGCGTAAAGCGGTCGTGAAGTAGCGCTTGACAGACATGTGAAGGCGTGCTTGACTGCCTCCATCAGATCGCTGATGGGAGCCGCACATGGTCGCAATCGGGGGAAAATCCAAGAAGGCTGCACTGCCCTCGCAGCCACAATTCGTCATCAAGCTGGCGGAAGGTCTCAACCAATTCGCGCAGATTGGCTTAGACGACAAGAACCACACGACCCTGGCCTGGATCGGCGATCCGAACGCGGCCACCAAATTTAACAGCAAATACGAGGCGAAGTCGCGGGTCCGCGAGATGGCCGATGTGCCGGACACGCGCGTATTTCACATGCTGGAGAAATCCGCATGACCATCGCCGACAAAATCATCGTCGTGCTCTCCGCCATGCTCGCAGCGCCCGTGATCGCCGTGCTGACGGGGCTCGTGTTCGACGCGGCCCCGATCGCCTCGGTCATCCAATGACATTCTCTCCGTCCGAGGTCCGCTTCGCGCTGATCTGCCTCGTCCACATCCTCATCATCTGGAGCACCGCGCTATGACCCCGCATGACCGCAAGCGCCACCACGCGCTGCTCCAGATCTTCACCAACCCGGTCTGGCAGGACGGCACCGCGATCATTCGGAGGATCGCCGATGCCGCCGGCGCTCAGGAGCGCAGGTTTCAGCGCGCGATGGGCGCCGAATGGACCGAGGCATATCGCGCCGACTGGGACATCGCCGATCAGGTCGTCGTGATGCTGACCGGGCCGGGCTGCACCGAGGTGCTGACGCGCTTTCACATGATCGAAAACAAGCCCGAGGCAGCGTGATGCCCAAAACCTATGACCCCGCCTGCTACGCGCTCGCCGAGCATTTTCTCCGGAGCGAGCCGTGCGCCGCTGATCCCGCGCTGTTCGCCAAGCATTGCGACGCGATGGCGCGGGAGTTCCAGCAGGTGAACGAGGACTGGCATTTCGACAACGACGCGGAGAAGGCGGCATGAATCCCGACATGGTCCTGCGGCGCGCGATCATCGCGGCTCGGTCGGCGCCGGCGCGATACAGGCCGGCCCGCGTGCAGCCGATGGCGGTTGTGGTCGAGCCTGCGCCCATCGTCGCGCTGCCGCCGACCGTGCCGGAGAAAACGCCGGAAAATGCCTTCCGCGTGACCTGGTACAGCTTCCCGGAATTGGAGAAGCTCGAACATCCCATCTCCAAGATCAAGCGCGCCGTATCGGCCGCGACCGGAGTTTCAGTGTTCGACATGGAATCCGATCGAAGGCTGAGACCGTTCGTGGATGCGCGTCAGCTTGGCATGTATCTGGCCAGGATGATGACGAAGCATTCGTTTCCGGCGATCGGCCGCGCATTCGGCGATCGTGACAACGCAACGGCCAGGCACGCGATCGAGATGGTCGAAGCCAAGATCGCCGCAGATCCCGAGTTCGCGGCGCGCGTCGAGCAGATCAGAAAGGCCATCGATGCCTGATCCAACCAAAAAAACCATCAGCGCAACCGAGATGTCCGGCCTGCTCGGCGTGTCGCCTTACGTGACGAAGTGGATGCTTTACCAGCGCTTCGCGAAAGGCATTGAGGCGCCAGGCCCCGAGCACAACCGGCTCGATTGGGGAACCAAGATGGAGCCGCTTTTGCTGGAGCAGGCCGCCGAGGAATTGCGGCTCGAGGTCAAGACCAATCGCCAGCCCGACGGCTCGCAGGTCTATCTGCGGCGCGGCCTGCTCGGCTGCTCCCGCGATGCCGATATCTACGACCCGCAGCGCGGCCCCGGCGCGCTCGAAACCAAGTGCTGCTTCGATTACAAGATCCTGATGCAGGAGTGGGACGGCGGCAAGACCCCGCCTCGCCAGCACGAGATCCAGCTTCAGCAGCAGATGTATGTCGGCGATGGCGTGACGCCCTACGAGTGGGGCACCATCGCGCTGTGGTGCGGCGGGGACATGACCTATTTCCACCGCAAGCCGATGCCGGACCTGTGGGAGTTGTTCGAGAACGAGGCGCGGCAGTTCTTCGCCGATGTCGAGGCCGGCAACGAACCGGAGCCGTTCGGATCCCCGATCGAGGTCCCGCTGCTCAAGATCATCTTCGCGGTGCCGTCGGGCGAGATCATCGATGCTGCCGCGGTGCTCGGCGATGTCGAGGCGACCAAGCTTGCGCAGATGGTGGTCGATGCCGATTACCAGCGCGTCGTGCGGCTCGCGGCCGAGAAGGTCGAGGAGAAATCCAAGGCCAAGCTCCTGGCGCTGGCCAAGGATGCGGACGAGATCGAACTGCCGCAGGGCATCCGCGTCAAGATCACCCGCTCGCCGCGCAAAGGATACGAAGTCAAGCCGACCGTGGCAGTGACGGTCAAGGCACACATTCCGCAACAGATCGATGGGGCTTTCGGTGGCATCTGAACTCGTAATTTTCGAAAACACGCTGATGCCGCTCGCGCCGCATTTCGAGCAGGCCCTGGCCGGCGCAATCCCGGTCGAGCGGCTGATGCGGTCGATCATGGTCTCGGTCGAGCGCAACCCGAAACTGCTGGAGGCGAACCGGCAAAGCCTGCTCAACGCCTCGATGTCGGCGGCGTGCCTGGCGCTGGAGGTTGACGGGATCACGGGTCAGGCTTTTTTCATCCCGTTCAAGGGCGTGGCGCAGCTCGTCATCGGCTACAAGGGCATGAACACGCTCGCCGCGCGATCTGGGTTCACGGTGCAGGGCGAGGTCGTCCGCGAAGGTGACGCCTTCGACTACGAGCTCGGCGACAAGGGATTTGTTCGGCACAAGCCCATGCTCGGCAAGCCAGACCGTCCGATCATCGCGGCGTGGGCCACCGCTTCAGCTAACAGCCGGCCGCCGATCATCTCGGTGCTGAGCTACGACGACATTCTCGACATCCGGAAAAAATCCCCTGGCGCTAGCCGTAGCGATAGCCCGTGGAACGATCTCAAGATCGGCTTTCCCGCGATGGCGTCGAAGTCGGCCAAGCGCCGGCTCTCCCGCGCGATGCCCCTCAACGCCGACCCGCGCTTTCACCTCGCCGCCGCGATGGAGGAAGCCGTCGAGGAGCGGGGCAAGGCCGCATGGATCAATCCAGCGCACGGCCTGCAGATCGAAGGCGAGGCCTACGACGCACCACGGATCAACCACGAGCAGCGCAGCACCCAGGAATTGATTTCGCCGCGGGAGGACAAGACCGCGTCGGAAGCAGCCGCCCCGGCCACCAGCCCCGGGAATCCCCCCGAGAAGGCTGGGGCGGCTGTCCCCTCCGCCGCGGAATATTGGGCGCAATGGACGCTGATCATCAGCGGCGCGACGAACCCGGATCAGTTGTCTAGCACATGGACCGCCCAGACCGACGAGCGCAAACGGATCGCCTGGACCGACGAGCATCCGTTCAAGCCGCTGCGCGAGAAGGTCGGCAAGGCGATCGAGTTTTTGAAGCAGCCCGCTTAGTTGCGGTTTTGGGAAACAAAGGAAAGCATATGGCCAAAAAGAAGCAGATGCCTGAGATGCTGTACGTCTACGTCTACGACGCCGGCAGGGATGGAGTGATCTACGCATGCGTCCAAACATTGGAGGAAGTCCCGGAAGATACCGCAATAGTTGGCGTCTATGAGCGCGTGCGCGAAGCAAAGCTTATCGTCACCCGCGACCTCGATTAGCGGTAATTGGGAATTAGGGAAAGCATTGTGGCCATCAAGCGGAGCAATTGGGTGGGTGGATTGGCTGAGTGGACAGAAGGCGAAACCGCGTTCTTGTCGGTCGCCTTCACATGGAAACTCAACGACGCCTATCAGCGCGCTGCGTGGTACCGATCTGCCGGCTACAAGGTGAAGGCCGGTGGCCCTGGCATCTTCACCCGCAAACACTTCCTTGCTGACATTGCCGAGATCGGAGGGGATTACCCCGACGCCGTGTGGCGTCATAACCCTGCGGCGACGATCGCAAGCCGAGGATGTCCCGTTGGCTGCTGGTTCTGCATCGTGCCAAAAATGGAAGGAAAGGCATTCACGCTGCTCCCTGAGTTTCCGGTGCGTCCAGTACTCTGCGACAACAACCTTTCCGGCCTTCCGGCGGACTATCAGGACTTTATAATCTCGCGATATCTCGCCGAGGAT